AATCAACTCACATTTAACTTCTGCTGTTAAGTTCAAAAGTTTCAAACAAATTTTCTCTTCCCATGCTTTAACATCGAAATCATAGATACAATCCTTGAATTGTAAATGTTCTGCGATTTGGGTCCAGTGTCTTTCGGGATCTACTCCAATTGCGAAAGGTGAAGCGCCTCCAAGTTCCCAAACATTCTTCACTTGTGTGAACAAATCCGCATACAGTTTTCTGTATATGATCAAGTGGATCATGTTTCCTAAACCAACTGTTCTGGTTTTCGGATTTTTGATTTTCTCTTCCGGAACAAGCTCAAACTTTCTAAACTCAAGCTTCTCATTTCTGGGGACTCGGCCATAGTTATAATAGGCCTCGTAGATTCTGACATCTTCATGTACAGTTGGGTGTATCTGATAAGTTTTTGTCTCTTCGTTAAACTGGATCCATGGCTTCTTTCCAACTGTTCTTGAATCTAACTTGTACGGCAAACCTGCTGATGTAGTGACATCAATCGAAGTACTTCCCATCGACCTTATGCCAATAATTGCCTGTGTTGTGTCATAAATCCTGATTTGAGCAAGACCAGGCACATAACGAACATAAGACTCAATAAGAAACTCTTTCATGAATTTCTCCTCAAGCTTATCATACTCTGGTTCTTTCAATCCGTTTGTCTTGTTCAATGAAACCTGAAGATGGTGTCTTGATCCTGGAGGTTTTCTTGGATCTCTGACATCTTGAATAGCCGGTTGTGATTCAACTGGAAATTCACCATAAATTGGGGACTTTGCAAACCCTAAGGCTTTCGAAACTCCAAGTGATCTATGTGGAGACTCTGAAAGTTCTTCCTTGTAATCAAAAACTGAATAGAGTTCATGACTAGCAGCCAACCTGGGTAAATCTGTGTGGATTTCTGTTGTTATCTGGCCAACTGGATCTATCCTTCGCAACGCTTTCTCCAACATCTCTCTGGTTATAATCCCTATGTAGCCAATTCTTAGCTCACTTCTTTCACTAAGGACGATTCCAATGAACTTGTGTGAGATCTTGGGGTTTGTATGTAAGCAAATTGCTCCGCTATCTCCTTTTTGAATGATGTTCTGAGTCTGGAACTCTATAACTCTGTCATGTGGAAAATCCCCATAGTATCTAGTTATGGAACCTTCACCATAGTTTGTTGAAAACCATGTCCTTCTCGCTTCAAAATTGTTGATGTAACTCGGTGTTTCATTTTCAATCTCTCTGATCGAGATAGCTGTGTATTTCCCGAACTTGAAATTCATCAAATCTTGTCCCAAATCTGCTTCTGTAACGAAATGTTTCAAAACATCTCTGACTGGTCTGAAGCCGTTTATGTGGATCAACGCTGCGTCTGTGTCCGGAATGTAAACAACATCTGCTTTGTTGATATAATACCTCTTAACTGCTGTCCTATAATCAACTTCTCCAAGATGCGGGTCATAGACGCGAATTTCAGTGTTGCTGTCAAGATCAATAAGCGCGTGTTTATTGATTAGGAAAGTTGAACCTTTAATTCCAATCATCATAGATCTCGTTGCAAACGGATTCTTTGAATCTTTTTTGATGATATAAACTCTGTACGAAGATTTCTTTATCAAGTCTATCTCATGGGAATATTCTTCCGTTCTACTCGCTACGTTAGGCCTATACAACTGTCTCGAATCAAGTCTCTGATTGTAAGCTGCGGGACTTGGGGCCAAAAACTGTCCGACCATTGACAAGGTAAAGAACATCCCGACAACACAA